AAACCCACGATGAGTAAACTCGTGAGCTTGTACAGGTTTACCTTCTTTTAAATCTTCACCAATCTCAACAGAGTCTTCATTTTCATCGAAGTAGGTGTAAGAAGCATTCATTGTAGGAGAACCAAGTCCACCCAAATAATTTTTAAAATCTTCAGAAAGTGGTCCTTGTGGTCGAGCAGTTATACTCATAATATTAGGATCAACACCTAGCTGTGCAATGGGATTGTCCTTAATCTCATCAGCAATATACTCCATATACTGATCGTAGTTCATACCGTTAAAAAGTGGTCGAGGTTGTGGCTTTGGTGATGATTCAACCATTAATATGTTCCCTAAGTAATAATAAGGATCTAAGCACACGTATTTCACCCTGAGCACGATACAGTTCTTCTACATCTGTAATCTGCTCAAGGCGTTTATGTACTTTGTCAATTCGGGTTAGTATCTCTTCCAGAAACGGATTGTACAGTTCTGGATTGTTTACAAAAGGTTTAAGTGTATTATTCACGACGAGTTTCATTGTACCTGTTGTGGGCCAGTATTAGCTGAGAAGCCCTGTTCTCCTGGCTGAGGCGCTGTACCAGTTCCTATAGTACCACCCCCGCTACCTTGCGTATCCTGCACTTGTACGCCCGCTGGAGCGCCCTGTGGACCTCCTGGCTGTTGAGGTGCAGGAACACCTGGTTGTGGTTCTGGCGGATTAGCTGCTTGGAACTGTTTCAAGATCTCAGCTTGCACTGCTGCTTCCGCCATGTTGTTGCCAACTTTATCTGGATCAAGATCCATAGACTTAGCAATCTCACGAACGATATAATCCATACGAGCAAATGGTGCTAGTGCTGGATTTTGTACAACTTGTAAGAACTGCATTAAGCGTTGGCTACGTACTTCATTAGCCATTAAGCTTTCCGTACCACGAGCTTTAACTTCCAAGTCACCTTTGATCTCTTTGTCAAAGTCAAACTGCATGTTAAAGTTAAAGAAAGCTTTGCCTAGTGGTGCTAGTAAGTAATCATCGATATTCTTGACTACGTTACGAATAGAGCCATTCGCAGCAGACATAAGCATAGAAATACCAGAAGCAGTACGACCGACACCGCTAACCCCAGTCTGTCCGTGGGCAAACGAAGGAAAGCCTGTAGATTCATCTGCCAGCACTCTTGCCTTATCAAACATTTGCATGTTTTCATTAGATACGTTAGGAAACTTGGTGCCAAAGATAGCTTGACCAGGTGCCCCTCCCTGTCTTCTAAACACTTTGCCTGGATACACGGAGAGGTCTTGCCCTGGGACGAGGTTAGTCTCGTCTACTTCAATAAGTAAATTACCAGATAGGGCAGCGTTATCTACTGCCATACGCATAAAGCCATTCATAAGTGTTTGAGTGTCATCCATGTTCTCAGCAATACCAACGCCAAAAATACTGTATGGATTCATTTCATACGGTGCAGCAAAGTAAGGGATGTAAGCTGGTGTGAACGGATTCATTACTAGACGTAATACTTGGCTATTTGCAATCCAAATATTTACACTCAACTGATCTGCATTTTTTAGTTCTGAGGGAATGTCTACTCCCTGATCTTCAATAATTTCTCTATCAACAAAACCCCAAAACTCTAAGACTTCAAAGCGTTCTGCTTTATCCTCTTCTTCGGAGTTATCTTCCATGACCTGTTCCCACCACTCTTTGCGGTAGTTTTCACCAATCTTTAATGCGTTATCAATAGCATTGGGGCGGAAGTAAGGACGTTTTTTAAGTGCTCGTACTTGTGAACGAGACATTTTGTGCCGCTCAACTATGTACTCTGCCTCTTCCATTGTAGATGCGTCTGGGTCTGGATAGAAGTTCCAGATAGATACGGAAGTAGTTTGTGGAATTGTTTTAAATAGTGGCGTATACTCACCATCCTCATTCCAGTTTGGATACTCTTTATCTACCGCAAATGGACCTTTCATAATACCTGTGCCAAACAATGCACATTCAAAAGCAGCCGCACGAAGATGTTTCTTTGCGTGAGACTCCTCTAGCTGGTCATGAATTTTCTTTTCCATCTTTTTAGCAGCAACTTCTGCAGGATGCATTTGCACAGCAGATGGGCTACCACTGGGTCCAGGTTTTACCTGATCTAGTACAGGTTCTAATTTACCTGCAAGACCTGCTAGACGTTCTTTAAACTCTGGATAAGTTTCCCCAGGAAGTAGTTTGTCTGGCTTAGTATCGCCAGATGCTTTACGTATCTCTTCATTGGTTTCAAAGTTTACAGTTTCTTCTACACCATCTGGAAGTTTTGTAGGGTCAATACTTAAAGGAAATTTATTACCACCAAATAGAACATCAGCAATTTGGCCGTAAGCAGCCAAGGTTTTAGTTTTCGTAACTTTAACAAAAATACGTGACTTTTCTGTTGAAGTAAATTGTATGTCAGACCCATAAGTACCTCTATAGTTTCTATAAGCTTTAATCCAGCGTTCCTCGTCAGTTTGACGTGCTGTTTCTGCTTTATTAAACTTATTTTTTACAAATTGGACAATTTGACCTGCGATTGGATCTGTATAGTCATCTTTTGCTACGTCTTCGATAGCAGAAGCCTGTTCCATATCCATTTCCATATCTTCAAATTCTTCTTCCATATTTTTTCCTTAATATCCAAAAGTGGGATCTGATGCCTGAAAACCAGTGCGCTGGGCAAAAGGATCAAAATCAAATAAATTACTTCTTGGTCTGGTCATAATACCATAACGTAAAGCATCATACAAGTGATCTTCTGCATGTGTGTCTACATCTTCAGGATTATTTTTATCTAGAGGTAAACTTGGTATTTGTGATATTGTATTTACACAACTGTTAAAAAATACTATTCTGGGTTCTTCTGTAAACTCATCAATTTGCAGTCGTCTGTGTACTTCGTTTTTACCTGCTACACGAGAGCCTTTAGATCTATCTGAGGGTCTCCATCTGCAGCCTTTCATAATCATTTGTTCAGCGAGTGAAGGACCAGTATCACCACGATTATGCCACAAAGAAGAGTCCAAAACTCCATACCGTATTTTTTCTCCTGCCTCTGCTTCTATTCCCAATATTATATCGGCTAGGTCAGTGGCTGTAACTTTAGATACATATAGTTCTCTATACACTACTAACTGCTCAGATCCTGGAACTACTGTGAACCAAAGAACTCCAGTATAGGAACCATAACCATAGTCACAAGCCCTAAAACGAATCCAGTTATTTGGGATGTCGTAAGGGTTAACAACATGAATGTTTCGGTTAAACTCTGGGAAAGCTGCGCCTTCATTAATGTCCCAGTCACCTTCAAGCAGCTGTCTTCGTTGGTGCTCAGGTAGGGATAACAAGTTAGCTTCATAAAGTCCGTCATCCGAAAGATAGGGATTGTCAAAGAGGGTGGCTGGTATAAACTTACGTTTGAACAGAGGCTCACCCTCCCGACTGTGACCTTTCGGCCAAGTAATCACATCTCCGTTTTCATCAGTAGCATAAAACGACCTATCTGGAGTTTGAGGATCAATGAACGTTCTTTTTACCCACTGATGTCCAGGTCCACCTGGGTTGCTGGTAGCCCTCATGTAAAGAGGTAGACCAGAAGCCTTAGTGGTACGAAGACGTGATCTCATATAGTTCCATGCGTAGGGTGTAGGCCATTGTGTAAGTTCGTCAAAGCCAATCCAGTTAAAAGCTTGACCTTGGTATCTCATAACGTCATCTTCTCTGTCTAGGTATGACATCCACAATGTGGCACCTGATGGAGCTACCCAAGTTTTATCCCTTTCCATAAATTTAATTCCAGGAATAGCCTTGGGATAAAGTTGTTTGCTTACCGAAATAAGCTCACGAAGTTCCTCTGTACTACGACGGACGAGAAGCATTCTCGCATTTGGGTTCCCCAAGTAACGTACAGGGTCGGCAACCATTGCATAAGACTTACCTCCACCAGCAGCACCTCCATAAAGAACCTCCTGTTCAGTTGCGGCTAAGAACCTAGTCTGGGGGCCAGGGTTAGGTTCGAATATTACTTCTCTTACTGCTTTCTCTACGTCTAACTCTTCAGGTTTCGGTTGCGCTGGTACTGATGTACTCTTTTTGACCGAGGAGTCTACCTTCGAGCCTTTCTGCCTTTTCAAGGGCTTCTTTGTAACGTTTGGCGAGGTAGCGTTGAGTTGCAGCTTGTGTCTTACGTCGTTGCTCAAGTTTCACCCTATTATATAAACCTACATGTGAGATGTATCTACCAGATTGAGTTGTTAGCCAAGCAGATACTTCTCTATAGCTATACCTTTTTAAATGTTTTTTAGCTAACTCAAATAACTCTAGTTCTTCTGGTATTGGTAGTAGTATATCACAATCATCTGGGTCTTGTCTATAGCCAAATGGTACAACACTACCTAATCTCACTACAGGTTTCCAGACATAACTACCATCTATAAAGTCTGGTTTGGGTAATTGCCAAGTTTTATTAGTCTTCATCCGATTTCTGCGGCAGAATAAACAATGGGTTTGTAGCAGAGACTTCTACTTTTTCTGTCTTTACAAAACCACTGCGATCTAGGACATCTTTTGCAGCTGCCATTTTTTCTTTGTTTCCTAGATCTGTTGGATTATTCATAATCTCAAACATTGAGTATGCAGCTTTAGTTGCAGAAGAAGAGATAAACTTTTTAGTAAGATCTGCAATCTCTTCTGCAAGAGGTTCTGCAACCTGTCTTGAAGTGACAGCATCTGCATACCCAGCAAGCTTCTTAGCTTTAACTAGATTACCACCAGCTTCCTCAAACAACACGTCGAGAAATTTCTGTTGTTTCTCTGTTAAGTTTTTAGCCATATTATCCTACCATATAAAATATAAAACCAATAGCACCTATACCTAAGATAAGTAATATACTTGTTGCGATCCAAGTTATAATCTCTTCTATTATCTCAGCTTTACGGTACTCTTGATCCTTTTTCTGTTTTCTTATCTTAGCTTCAGTACGTACTAGTTCTTCCCAAGCTCCAGGCCCATAGACAAAACTAATATGCTGCCGTAGTTCTTCCCGCATAGCATCTGCTTGACGTTTTGCATTCCAAACAGCAAGTGCTTCTGCTTCTACAGACCCTCCCAGGGTTTTCCACCAAGGAGGGTTGTTTGTTTTCTTTTCGACTTGACCTAAGTCAGACATGGCACTGGCCCACTGAGATAGTTGACCAGTCATGTCCTGTAGCTCACGTCCTACTTGTATGCCTTTTTTAATGGCATTGAAGGCGACTGTGGCACCCCCAATAATGGTAACTGGGTCCATGAGTCTCCTCCCAAAGAACTCACTTTATTTGTTGTTAGAAACGAACTCGTATAGTTTCTCCGCTTGCTTCTTCAACTCTTCTGGTGTGTACATCTTTGGGATATAACGTTCCCAAGCTTCCAATGCTAGTTCACTATTACTTTTGGATTGCTCCATCATTGTTTTAGCAATTTCTAGCTGTGTATCATATGCTTTATCTAGCATTTCTTTTGCCATAGATAAAACATCTGTGCGAATCTGATAAGGGTTTGATTGTGTCATGTGTGTGTTCCTGTGTGTTAAACTTCTGTAACGACTCTTCGGATATCTGCACGGCCAATACCCATGTCGTTCAGTTCTCTGTCTGTCATTCTGTAGAGTTGGTTCATAGCAATTCTACGATTAACTTCTTTTTGCCGTGCTTCAATTAGTTTAATAAACCATTTTTTCATTTGTGTCTCCATAATTATGCTGCACTTGCAGCTTACGGAAACTAGTTTTACACATATAGTTATACTATACTATAGACAATAATGCAACCCTGTTATTACCCTACTGGGACAAAGGTTTCTGTTACAGTAATAATAGTGTCAATATGACCAGCAGAAGTAGGGACATTTTGTATCTTATCACCAGGCTGCAGTATTAGGTCAATGTTTGTAAAAGTAATGTAATCGTTTGCACCTAGACTCTTACCTGCTAGAAAGTGAGACGTGTAATTATCTGCTGCTACATACCATTCTACATCTACAGAGTTTGTACTGCCACCGCCATTAACTATGTGTATAAATGTAACCTCAGCTATACAGTTAGCAGGGCAAGTATACACAACCTCTGTAGCAGTGCCATTGTTATGGCCCCATACAGATCTTTTACGTGCTGCCTTGCCCTGGTTTACTAGTGACATTATTTTTTACCCTTAACGGCTTTTTTAATTGTTTTAACTACCCAAGCTTCATTAACCTCTGTAGTAGGATCGTCAGCAATAAAACTACCGTCTTTATCACGGGCACGTTCCATTGCTAACTCTTCTACCACTTCAGCTTTCTTTTTATCGGGAGCTTTTTTAACTGGCTTATTATTACTGTTAATAAATTCGAGAACAGCAGGATCTTTAGTATGCCATTCTCCACGAATCTTTTCAGCAAGAACATCACCACGATGTCCTACTACTTTATCACCCTCTAACTTCATTTAAACAACCCTGTTTTACGCATGTCAGTTACTGAGCCGCCTTTAGAATAGCCTGATTTTTTCTTAGCCATACCGCCCTTATTCATTTTACGAGGATCACCTTTAGCTCTACCAGAAATACCACCAGTGGATTTCCAGTTGCCTAACCATCTTTGTAGGTTATCTATTAAAGTTGTAGGGTCATCTTTTCTTTCGTTCTTAAGATCTTCAACAATCTTTTTAACTCTAGTAACTGTCTCACCACTTTTCTCAGCTGCATTGATAGCTTTTTCTGCTCTAGCTACAATTTTCTTTACTGATGGATCATTAGATGGAAGTGCAGAAACTGTAATTTCAGACTTTGACTCAGGACGAATCTTTGGTTTTGGAGGAGAGGTAAGTTTAGTTTTAGCAGGTTTAGATCCTGACTCTTCTTTATAGTTCGTAGTATAACTTTTACCCTTCCAAGTAAAAGTCTTACCTGAACCTTCAGCTTTACGTGCAGCTGCAAAAGCTTTGCTAAAGCTCATATTATCGTATTTACTAGCCATAGTTATTTTCCTTTTTCCATTTTTGGTGTTCCACTTTGTGTGGGTTTATTTGATGCTCCACAGGCTAAACCACCATGATAATAGCCCGATTTAAATATAGCCCTACCTTGTTTTTCAGCAGCAGCTTTAGTCTTGTAGACCTTACCAGTCTTACCCCAACGATAACCATCTTTTACTTTTTGAACAGGCATTATGCACTATCCCCTTTAACTTTGTGGCAGTATGGTACTGCATAAGCACCACTTTGTCTTACTGTAGAAGCAATCTCTTTTGCTTCTTCTAAGCAAGCTTCCTCAGTATAAAATGGCTCTGGTTTTGCTATAACCTTACAGGACAGCGCCATAGGATCAAAACATACGAGCATTATCCCTACCCACATTATGAACCTTTCACCCACTTCTTAGAAGGGGATTTAGTTTCAGAGGGAGACCACTTTATTTTATCAGCCCAGTATGCTGCAGACATCTTACCCTTTTTGATATTCTTTGCGTGGCGAGACTTAAACGCCTCTCGTTGTCCTACAGTTTGATTGGTTTTTACACCTTTCTGACCAAACTTGATATACTTATACTCACCATCTTCAGAAGCCATAACGTGGTGAGATTTACCACTGCTGTCGTTTAGTCTCTGAGGTTTGTTGACTTCACGTAAGCCAACTTCTTTCATTTTGTTTTTGACTCGCTCAGGTATAGCCATTATGCTTTTCCTGCTTTACTATTTCTAGGAAAAGATCTATTAGCACTTTTAGTTGTTACTGACAGATTTCTACTAGAGTTATCTCTGGGATTACCATTACGGTGATTGACATCTTTACCATCACCTTTTTTAACTATACCACCTAAAGCAAGCTTTTTACGTGCAGCATTTCTAGAAGCACGATTCTTTTTCTGCTTCTCGGTGCCTTGATAATTGTCGTATTCTTTACGGTAATTTCTGCTCATATAATAATTAGGGGAAACATGGGACGTTCACTTAACCCCTACTCCTTATTTAAATCTGTTATGTTTTGGATTATCTTTACGTCCAAATAACCTAAGAATAAAGTCTGTAGTACCTCTTACCATTTCAGTTGGTGTAGGTAGTAGCCAACCTAGTATTAATAATAATATAACCCAAGGGGGTATGTTAGTATTAGTAATATCTAGATTCTCCACTCTACCAGTCTCTACTTCTTTTACTATCTCTGTTTGAACTACATCTCTACCAGCAGTAACTTCTTCTTTCTGCTCTACGGATACGACAGACTGTCTATTCTCTTTACCTACCTGTGCATTACTATTTACTGTAGGCCCACCTGAGCCTCCTAGTAAACCTAAAGTGCTCAAACCACAGGAAGATAAAAACAGAGATAAGACTAACCATTTCATGCAATTAGTTCAAAGTGTGGTGCATCAATAAAAGGTCTTT